TCCTTAGAATAACAATTCATTCCGACAGCACACTCGCTCTTGAAGTTGTATTTCATAATAGCCTTGGTAATCTTAAGGTATTTCTGTCTGACCAAAATACTAAAGGCAACATCACATGCAGTAAAAATCCGAGTCTTGCCAGAATCTCTTTTCGATTGCTTGATTGGCTCATCTTTTAGAGTACCATTGAAAAGAACACAAGCTCTTTGTCCAAGACTGTATTTTTGCACTAAAAGATTCATCATATTTTGAACATCTTCATTAGGCATGTAGTATTCAATACCTTCATCATCCACATGAACATCAAAATACTTTCTTTTTTCACCTGGAAAAAACATCCCTCCGGAAGTATTCATTGGCAATATATTTAAAAAAGAATCGCCATGAATGCCATTAACAGCAGTGCGCACATCTACAGGCCCACAATCCAACAGCCAATCAGTGTCTTGCGTCACATCCTTGATGTAAGATTGAGCACAAGCAATAATATCATTAACATCAAACAAGGGGGTGATATTATCTTGATCCTCAGTAGCCACAGAGAAAGGGTTTAGCCACACACCATCTCTCTCCACAGGCACCATCAGAGGCGTAGTGAGTTTATTCTCAAAACCAAACTCCTTAGCAATATCATCATGAATAATAGATTTTTTCACTCGTGATTGCATTGTTGTGCGTGCTCTATATGACCCCAAAGGTAATGCATATCCTTTCACCCAGTGCTGAACACCTTTTGTAGGGTGCGGGTCTTGCAATGGACCACTCTTTTTCGAACCCTGGCTAACGATATCAAAGTCAACAAATTCTGACATTGCCAACAATGGAGGAGTGCTATCAAGTAGTTGTTGACTAACTTGAGTAATAATCATGCGAGAACTAGAGTTGTTTGCAGTTCCAGCACAATGAATACCTGAAACATAATAGCCATCAAATGATTGTGAAATAACAATATTACCGCAATCACCCCTTAAGGGGTTTCTGTCAGTTCTAGTTGCATTCATAAACTCACCAGCAATTGATGATCCCTCGTCAGTTAGGTATTGCAATTTACTGTAATTGACAGACATTCCCTCACCCAGAATATCTGATCGTGGGTCGTAAATCTTGAAAGAACGCCCGGCCCGATCGATTGTCTTGGGTAAGAAATCACGTAAGAATTTCCGAGGCAAAAGATTGGCACATTCAAACATTACCAAATCATTAGACAAGAATTTTATAGATTTCCTGGACAAGGTGAAAGGACATTGCTGTTTCAGAGAGTAGTGTTTCCCACTGGGGTACGATGCTATGCAACTCCATTTATCTCCTGTTAGAAACACGTGCGAGACAGTCACATACCATCCATCCTTATAACTAAAGGCTGTTACTTCCTGAGCTTTCTCGCCGGCTTTGACTGCTAAACGAAAACTGCCTTTACGTATACTAGACAATAATTCTTGCAAGTTATCCTTCTTGTGAACTTTGGGTAAAGAAAAATCCACATTATTGCTTGAGAGCATAGCCCATATATTCTTCGATGATTGAGATTCTAAACGTTCGTTCTTGCGAAAATACTTAACTAAGGCAGTTATCACAACAGCACTAAGCGTGCATGAACCAAAAATCATAACAGCATTACGGGCTCTTTGGGTCCTTTGAGGTATTCTCAAACCCAACCGCATCTCTGCAACTCTAATATGGTCATGGATAGTATAATCTTGCAAAATCGTCTTCATATAAGTCTCAATAGGCAGATAATCAATGGCAAAATGCAAAAATTTTCTCCTCATGCGTTCAGAGAAAGTTCTCTTTCTGACAAAAGGATTCGTCCATGCCTGTGGTTCCAAAGTGCACTGCTTGCACGTAAAGTGCGACAAAACACCGTGTTCACACATGCAAATGGATGGATCAACTTTGTTACTTTCCAGCATGACAGTACTAGCCTGTTCATGTTTAACCGCTTCAGCCACCAGAAAAGTAGAAAGATCCGCTCCTGTCATGAGATCACTACCATCGCTACCTTTGACGATATGTAGAGTGGTAATAACTTTCTCACATCCTAATTCGCCTCGTATCGTTAACTTGACGGTTTCGACACGAAAATCCCATGCATCATGCACAACCCTATCTAATTTCTTCATCATACCAGTATTGGCATCTAAAAATTCGGCTTTTAGGATTGGTTGCACAACGATAGGAAAACGTCGTAAAACAGCAGATGATTCGGCAACAGCGTGATGTGCGTTTAGATCTTTGGTATTGGTTGTCGCTAGGACTAATTTTGGAATTAGTGGGATAACACCTTTATCAGGCAAATCAGCTTGATTAGTGGCTATGCCAATAGTATTACAGATATCGATGATTTCATTAATAGAAGTCATCTTTCCTGCAGCAACATGATTAACGTGTTCGCGTCCAATATCATCTAATAGGACACACCATTGCACAGCCCCTTTGTAACCACTCCAAAAATCATCTTTGACGTTGAATGTGTACATGTTAACTGCAGGATCCCATTTCAGTTCTGGATAAATTCCTTTCATCACCATCGCTCGTTGGTAAATAGTTGCTATTGTCTGAACAACAGCAGATTTACCTATGCCCGGTGTGCCATACACCAAAACTGAAAAGGGAGGTTTGCGCGAACTAGCAATGTTGTACTCTTGGCGTAGACGAGTTCGCTTATCCATGAGAATTTTCCAACAAGGTCCAATTTCACGTGGATAAGACACTAACAAGTTAGCACCACGAGCTGATAGATTATTCATCGATTCAATAATACGTGCTGGTGAAAAATTGGCATCAACAGGTTTATCTGCCAATTCATCCATAACGCTCTCAAAATCACGCAACCAATCACGAGCAGCTCTATCACGAACAAGAGCTGGTCGCAAAGATTTCTCCACAAAGCACTCATACCCTGTAGCTCCAAAAGAAACTATTAAATCCAAGGTACTACGTACTAATTCGGGGGCTGTTGTAAATTTTATCTTACTAGCCCTAAGATCAATAAAGTTCTCAAATCCAGACTCAGTGAATTTGAGTCCAAATGATTTAGTTAAAGGGCAAGTAATCAATCCAACTAACACTCGCGTTAGTTTTTTCGCTAGATCTCCATTAGCAAGGATATCCCAAGAATCAATAAATTCCCGAGGTATCC